CCCCTCAGGTTCTTCACCCAAAGGCACAAGTCCGATACCATATTCCCACGACCAAACCGATACGCTCGGATATCCATCAAACGTATGAGTGATAGTAATACCCGCGTCGTTAGTTGCCGCCAAGTTGTTGATTTGGCCTTGCAAATTCGCTGCCTGGTTGTCGTCCAACTGGTTTTGCAAGTTGGTCAACCAAGTTTGGAAAGTTGCATTCATTGTTTGCAACGCCATTTGTTGCGCTTGATTATTCACATCAACGTTGGCTTGAGCTTGCTCAAATAGAGCTTGCAACATAGCTTGGTATTGAGCTTCCAAGCCGGACACATCCACCTTCTCGAACGGTGAAGCGTAACCACCTAACGTGTCATTGGCACGCATATCAGTGATGTTAGCCGCTGTAATGGTTGAAGAGTTCTTAGCAACCGCAATTTGCGCCAGCTGAATCTCATAAATCAACTCATTCTGAACGACGGTCACAACACCTTGCTTGTACACCAACTGAATTTGTCGGTTAGCAATGTCCAACTGCATGACTACTGAATCAATACGATCCTGTGTCGTTGACGCGACCGGAACATCCAATGCTAAAGTAGCTGTATTCATGAATTGGCGACCGTTAATGTTACCAGCACCACTACCAACATTGACCTTCATAGCAGGCGTTGGTAGTGCAGTAACTTGCAATGCTTCTCCAACGTTAATGAACACCCCATTGGTGAACAGGTTTTGGAAGAAGTACGCAAAGTCCGCATCCGAATACAACCGGTCGCCCCCGATGTCCTGAAACGGAAAACTCCATTGAGCCATAATTATTTACTCCTTTTGATTATGTCTGTGATAGTGGGACTTGAATTGCCGAATGTCGGCGTCATCGTGTGCCCATTTTCCCAAACTTCTTCGACTGAATTAAGAACAGAAGTCTTAGTAAGATTGAACGTCTTAGACGTGATACGTACACGATCGCCCACATTGTAATCGATGCGGAACTTAAACAGCTCACTATCAAGGTTGATAGTTCCGTTAACTTCAAGCACTGGTACGCGTTCTGCCATTTTGTCCTTCCCACGTTGAGTGAGAACTTGTTGGTATTGTGCGTTAGTCAGTGTCGTCTCTGTACCGTCATCATTACGTACCGTTTGCTGTAAGTCACGTGCGTCCGCATATGCTTCCTTACGTTCAAGTCCTGCGTTACTCATATTGATATACACAGCCTGACGTGCTGTTCCTTCACCCTCGCCAAGCACGTACCAAGTGTTTCGCTCGTCATAATTAGAATGTTCATAACTCTCAACAATCAAGTTCTCAAAATCCTTGCTGAATTGGACGATGTTAGACAGGTCTTGTCCCTTGTACAATTCAATTCTTTGTGCTGGATTCTGGTAGTTAGTGGGTGTCTCTCTCATGCCGAAACCATATGTCGTCATCAGGTTAGTTACTTGGTCAAGTACGACGTCGTATGTGTCTTGATAACTTATGGCAGTAGTTGTGAGTGACGGTGCGCTAGTAGGCAGTGAAAGATAGGCAATCTTACGATTAGCGTCGGTCGGATTAGTAACATGCTTGTACAGCAAGTTGTATGCAACCAGTTCTGGCAATTGCGAGTTTGTTTGATAGGTTGAGTTGATAATACGCATCATTGTCTTAGCGGCTAACGATTTACCCTCAACCGTCATGAACTCATCCGTATCCTTATCCACTATTGTCTTATCGACGTAGAAAAACTCTCCCTGCATCAGTAAGATGTTATCGGCTTGAAACAGTGCAACGTTAACAACGCTCAATGGCACCTTTAACGTGAAACTGTCGTATGACTGATAATTCCATACTATTCGTAAAGAAATCGCACTATCAAAAATGGCAGCGCTGGAAAAGCTAAATCCAGTACTGCCATTTCGTTGAAAGACTTCGATGTCTATTGATTCAATTGCTTTCATCCTACACCCCCAATACCAGCGGGCTGTAATCAAGTGACGCGACGATATTTTCCAAACCGCCATCAGCTTGAACTTGCAAGTAGTTTGTCCCAACCGACATCGACAAGAAGGTTGATCCAACTGTTCGCATACTCATCGCGTTCTGTTCTTCACCACCAAAGGGCGTGTAAGTTACCTTCTTTTGGTTACGAATTGTATTAAACGTGACTATATCGCCAGCTGCAAACGTATGAGTGAATCCAAAATACTCTTGTGTTTCAACGTTGAAGATACGTGGGTTCTGAACGCCAGCCAGGAACTTCATGGTGAAGATACCACCGACTGCTGCGTCGCCTGCGTTCTCAATCGTGATAATTTCACCAGGTTTCATCTCAGCAAACTTGAACGTGTCCGTAATGCTAAGTGGAAATTTAAACAGGTTGTTAACCTGGCTCAAAGGCACCATCTTATTATATTCAGACTTGTCATGCCAATATGGATCAAGCGCTTTGAACTGCAACGCTGCCTTTTGTGAGGTTGACGTGTTAGTTTCCGCTTCGTCGATACCTTTAATCACTTCAACGTCAATTTCATACGTCTTGTCTAATACTTCATAAATCAACGTACCGGCATATGCTGGGTTCAAAGCCCGCATAGCCTTGCGTTTCAAATCCTGCAAATCGTCAAAGCTTTCTGCCTTAATCAGCATAATCACTTCCATATCGCGCACATTTAGCGCTGACGACGTTTTTTGCGCCCCGTCAACTCCGAATAGCGATTGCGTGTTAACCGTGTTTTCTGGGCTTCCAAATCCACTGAATGACAACGCCCAGAATGGCGGGAACTTACCCATAACAATTCCGACGCCGTTAGTATTGCGGTACGTGATACGCACCTTAGGGTCTGTTAATTGCATGATAACCTCCTACCAGGTAGCGTCATAACCCATTTGACGCATCGTGTTCTTAAGCTGGCGAGCTTGTTCAGCTTCGCTTGGGTTAGCTTGGACAGTAGTATTCATCTCGATATACGCCGTGTTACCGGCTTGTGGTTGGACTGCTGTACCGTTACCGACAACTTGATGTTGAATGATTGCACTAGCAGCATTCATACCACCAGCAGTCCCCCAGCTAATCTGTGGTTCTGGCTTGATGTTAGTAAGCTTTGATGACAACTCATTCATTGAATCAACAGCTACATTTGCATAACGGTCAATACCAACGGCTAGTCCTTCTGGAATAAACTTACCAACTTCATCACGCATAACACGTGATGGTGAGTGAATATTCAAGAAGTCCTTAGCAGCGTCTACCGCAGATTTAGCCATCTTCTTAGCTGCATTGACCACTCCACTAATCTTGCCAGTAATTCCTTTAATTAATCCATCTACCAAATTTCCAGCGGCGCTAGTCATTGAGCCAACGAAGTCTGTAACTGCCGAAACAGCGTTACTAATGCCGTTAGAAACTGATGATGCGACACCGCCAATACGACTACCAATTCCGCTGATCAAGCTAGATACAAGCTGACCACCGGCTGATAGCAATTGACCAATAAAACCCAGAATAGCGCTCAACATGCCACCAATCAATTGACCGCCGGCTTGCATAAGTGAACCCAGCAATTGACCGACACCACGTATCAACGCTTGAATCAATTGGATACCAGCTGACAGGATTTGTGGCGTCATGCGAATGAACGCTTGGAATAATGCCGTAATCAGTTGAATACCTGCATTAACAAGTTGTGGCAAAATCTGAATCACCCCATTAATCAATGCCATCAATAATTGAATTCCAGCATCAATGATTTTTGGAAGATTATCAATCAGCGCTTCCATAAGTGTCATAACAATCGTAATCCCAGCCTGAATCAATTGCGGCAAAACAGATATTAATCCATTAATCAATGCCATCAACAACTCAATAGCAGCTCCAATAATCATTGGCAAATTGTCGATCAACGCACTGAAAAGCGCTGACACAATTTCTAGTCCAGCTGATATAAGAACTGGAAGCAAGCTGATTAAGCCTTGCAATAGCGTTGTCATAATCAGTAGGGCTGCACCAATCAACAATGGCAAAGCAGTTGTAACTGCTGATACCAATCCATTTATCAATGTAACTCCTGCCTGCACAATCAAAGGCAAAGCTGTAATCAATCCATCAATAACTGCATTCAATACTGTTATTCCAACATTA